TATTTAAATATCATATGCATCCAGAAAATGATCCTACTGGTTTGTTCTTAGAATATCCTTCTGAATTTGAAATAGAATACTGTTACAATGGAAGAAGAAACGAGCATCTAAACAAGATATCTCAATGTGCGTTGACTGATATAAAAGTAACATATGGCAATCAAGATGCCTTTACTACTTTTATGGGAACTAACGGTGCTCCTGTTGAAATTAATTTGGAGTTAGCATTCACCGAACTTGAAACACTCACTAACAACAGAATAGCGGACGGATTCTAATGTTTTTCAAAGCGATGCCAAGAATATCATATAAGGCAAATGAAAAAACGATATTAACTAAAGATATTTTCAGAAGAGTTGGTCTCGATAGAAGAATAAACAGCAAGTTAGCTGTTAATGCTTACTATGTTAAAGACGGCGAAACTCCTGAAATGTTAGCCAATAACTTCTATAGCACACCAAAATATCATTGGGTATTATTGACCGTCAACGATATTGTAAACGTAAATGAAGAGTGGCCTAAAAATCAATCATTGCTTTTTGATTACACTGAAGCAAAGTATGGTCAAGGTAATGCGTTAAAAGATCATCATTATAAATTGGTTTATCGTTATGCACTAGCAGACGATAGTACTATTCTTGTTCAGTATGATGCTGAAAAATTAGCAGCAGGCGAAATACAAGCGGTTGCTGTAGATCCATCAGAACCTCCTATTATTGTAGATTATGATGTAGCTGCAATTGCTGCTGGAACAATAGTAGCAGTATCAAATTTAGATTTTGAAATTTCAGAGAACGAAAAGAAGAGACAAATATTTGTATTGAAGCCAGAGTTTTTGGCACAGTTTGTTACAAGTTACAAGAGTTTGATGGCGAAATAATATGGAAGATGAAGTTCTCGTACAAGCCGGTGATTTTAAACTAGAAAAGCTAATTATAACAAGTCCTACGACTGAAGAGTTTGCTGACATCACTGAGTTTATGGTGGAGATAAATTTGTACGAAGATTTGTTTTCTCCGTGCATGACAGGCAATGTCGTGCTTGCAGATGCAACAAATCTAATATCTAATCTTCCTATTTTAGGTAATGAGTATATTACAATTAAACTCAGAACTCCAACACTAGAAGATAATCCAGATAATGTAATAGAAAAGACATTTCAAATATATGCTATCTATGATAGAGTTCTTAATGATGATAGGTAACAATTTTATAATATTTCGTTCATGTCAATTGAAGGATATGAACAACAAACAACGACAATAAGAAAATCTTACAATGATACTACAGATGCCGTTGCAAAAAGTATATACGAAGAATTTTTAGAAGTCGATAGACCATTAGTTATTCTTGATGCACCTCATACGAGAAAAGTCAAGTATGTGTCCAATCACTGGTCTCCTTTTAAAAATATGAATTATCTATCTAAGAAAGCAAAAGGCGCCTCTCTTCTAGGTTCTGATTATCTTTTCTTTGAGTCGAACAAAGCGTTTTATTTTGCAAGCATAGAAAGTTTAATATATGCACAGAGAAGAGAAGCAGTATTTGACGAATATGTTTTAGAAAGAGATGGCGCTAAAATGCCAAGAAGAATTAGTGAAGTTGGTTTTGTTGGCAACAGAATGCCGGATGAGATAACACGCATCGAAAATTTGAAAATGCTTACTACTATTGATGTAATGGATGGAAACAATAAAGGGGCATTTTCTTCCAGTGTAGATGGATATGATTTGTACACCAAAAAAATTATTCATAAGACTTTTGATTTTACGAAAGACATGAATAAGTTTTACAAGACTGGTCCTACAAACATACTGCCTTCGAATATAAAAAGAAATCCTCTAGCAAAAAAAGACTTCTATTCTTTCAATTCAGGTCTTTTTAATGATTATGGATTGACAGATGAAGAAGATTTGCCAGATGGTTCAACTTCTAATTACACGGCAGATAGAATTCTGTTTAGACAAAGTTATCTGAATTCGTTTGATAATAATAAATTTCTCATGACAGTTCCAGGTCGAACAGATATACAAGTTGGAAATTTAATAAGTTTATTGCATCCTTCACCTGAACCACCGTCGGATGATTTGACTGCTGTTCTTGATCCTTTGCTTTCTGGTCTATATATTATATCAGCAATACATCACAAGATAACTTCAGATAGACACGTTATGGAAACAGAATTGATAAAGAATGGACTTTCTTCTTCACCAGAGAATGCCGCTTTGGAAGGAGAAGAATAGATGTATCCTAATTTTAAGTGGTGGATAGGTGTAGTAGAAGATAGAGCGGATCCTGCTCAATTGGGCAGATGTAAGGTTCGTATTATTGGTTATCATACCGAAGACTTAGTAGAACTTCCTACTACAGAATTGCCTTGGGCAGTTCCTATTATGCCGATGACTTCTGCGAGCATTTCTGGAGTAGGCGAAACTCCTGCATATGTTGAAGGAACAACTGTAGTTGGCTTTTTCAGTGACGGAGAAGATGAACAAGTTCCAATTATTTTTGGAACATTGCCAGGCAAGCCAAGAAATAAAAGAAAGGATTCCACAAAAGGATTTGCTGATCCAACTGGTGTGTATCCTAGAGAAGGAGAAAGCGGTCTAAATGGTCTACAGGAGCCTGATCTTTCACGACTAGCAAGAAACGCAGTTGCAGAGGGACATCAATCTCTTATTAACAAAAGAGCTACTCGTCAAGAAGCAATACCAAGAGCCGCTGCTCCTCATATCGAATCCATACAAGACGACAAAGCAGGAGCAATATACGACAGAGATACTTGGTGGGAACCTCATGCTAGATTCGGTTATATAGCCTTTGGTAAGTGGGGCGATAATTATGGCGACAAGAGCGTCTACGAGACAGTCTTTGAGGCATTTGCGGGGAGAGCTGAAAATAAAGGCGCCACACCAGAAGAATTAAGAAAAAGATTTGAGATTGAATTTAAGATTGAAGACTATACAAAGTATAATGCGCCGAATGCGGCGTCCACTTTTACTAAAGGAACTACATCAGTATATCCATACAATAAAGTAACTGAAACTGAAACCGGTCATGTGTTTGAAGTTGATGATACTCCAAACAACGGTCGTATTCACGAGTATCATAACGCTGGTACTTTTTATGAGATACAAGCAGACGGCTCAAAGACTACGAAAGTTGTTGGTGATGATTACGAGATAACACTAAAAGACAAAAAAGTCTACATTAAAGGCACGTGTGATGTAACAATCGGCGGCGATGCAAGAATGCTCGTAACTGGTGATATGTATCAAGAAATTGGCGGCAATCTTTTCACTACAGTTGGTGGTGATAGGATAACAAAAGTTGTTGGAAATGATATGACAGAAGTATTGTCTGGTCAAAGTACAAACGTCTCTCGCAATACTTCTTTTAGAAGTGGCGGTGATCATACAAACACTATTGTTGGAAGTAATACTGGATCTATCGGCGGCAACAATTTTACTATGGTGGGCGGTAGTAGCTCTTCTCATGTTCTAAAAAGTACAAGTATGATTTCAGGACTAGGAGTCAAGATACTCAGCGCAACTGGTAACATGAAGTTGCTTGCTCCGATTGGGACGTTCAAAGCAGCAAGTTTAAACATGTCACTTAAAGCCTCTGCGAATCAAACATTAACTGGTGCAGTTCAGTTAGTAGAAGCTACAGGCTTACAAACGCTGTCTTCTATTGGCGCACAAGTATTGACATCTACAGCGCAACAGACAGTTGCTCCTGCTAGAAGTATTATTGGAAATACTACTCATACAGGCAACCTCACAGTAATAGGTGTAGCAAGTGGTACAATCGTGAGACAAGGACCTATTGTTCTTGGAACTCACAAGCATCCTGCTAACATGACTCCACCAGTACCATAGGAAATAAGAAATGAGTTTATGCGGAGCAACTGAAAAACTAGTAGAGCTTACTGACAGCTTTTTAACTAAAGATGAATTAATAGACAAAGCTATTGATAAATTGCCTATAACTCCTGCTCAGGGCCAAGCTATTCAAGACGCAATTGAAATTGCTCTTATTGCGACTGACGCAGCAGCTTTACAGTCTCTAGTCACATCTAAACTAAAAGAGTTTTTGCCAGAAATAGAGCTGCCAGAAGAAATAAAAGGTCTTCAAGCTGACATCGAAGGATTTGCATCAGATATATTAGCAGCCAAACTAGCAGTCGATGATATAAAAAATGAAGTTTCTAACTTGAAAACAAAATACGATGGACTAGATTTAGGCGATGTTGCTATTGATGATATACCCAACTTATTGAAACAAGGTGCTTTAGATTTAGATAATCTATGTAAGAAGATTCCAAATTTTGAAGAAGATGGAGCGGGCTTTATTCTCAAAGGTACTCCGATAACTACACCGAAGAAAAGCGCAATCGCTGATTTGTTAGGTATACAGATACCAGAAGTTAAAGATGTTGTTTACAGAATACAAGAAGTAAAACAAGCAAAAGAAAAATCATTTATAAACGTAGATTTACCAGATTCTATCGGACTATAACAAAACGAGTTATAAATACTAAGATGGCAAACGATACTCTTAAAATATCTAGACTTTACAAAGATTTGGATTTAGCATTCACTGCAAATCCATTGACAGGTGATGTCTCTAAAAAATTAGATGTAAACGCAGTAAAACAATCAATAAAGATATTGATGCTTACTAACTTTTATGAGCGTCCTTTTGCTCCTCAGAAAGGAGCAAATTTAAGAGGACTATTATTTGAGCCAATGAGTTCAAATTTTGCAAGCATCATTCAGAGAACTATATCAGATTTGATTACTTCTTATGAGCCTAGGGCAAGAATTGAAACTATAGTAGTAAGCCCTAATTTTGATACTAATTCATATGAAGTTACGTTGACATTTTTTATTGTGGGTATTGCTAGACCTCAGACACTTACGGCCAACTTAAAAAGATTAAGGTAGAACAATGGCACAACTTAATGTATCCGAATTAGATTTCGATCAAATCAAACAATCTCTAAAAACCTTCATGCAAGCGCAAGATGAGTTCAGAGATTATGACTTTGAAGGTTCTGCGTTGTCTGTCTTGCTGGATACTCTAGCATACAATACACACTATAATGCAGTACTTGCTCACATGCTTGCTAATGAATCCTTTCTAGACTCTGCTATTAAAAGAAACTCCGTTGTTTCTATTGCAAAGTCTTTAGGTTATACGCCAAGATCAACAAGAGCAGCCACAGCATATGTAGATTTTTCTGTTGTCCCTTCTTCTTCATATAATCGGACTACTCTTACTCTTTCAAGAGACACTATATTTTCTTCACAGAGCGGTGTAACAAGTTTTGAATTTTATCCAGAATCAGATGTCACTGCCACAATTCAGACTATTGATGGTGTAGATAAATTTGTTTTTAATAATCTAGCGATTAGAGAAGGCACAAGAGTTACAAATAGATTTTTCATAGATTCAAATACTGTATCTGGTCCTCTTACTATACCAAATGATGGAGTGGACACTTCTACACTACGAGTTAGAGTTCAAGCATCTAACTCTGATCTAACTCTAGAGACATATCAATTATCTACTGGAGTTTTAGATTTAAAAACTACTACCAGTGCGTATTTTCTAGAAGAAGGACATGACAGCAAATACATTATAAGATTTGGTGACGGAGTATTTGGCAAAAAACTAGAAACTGGAAACATTGTAATTATAGATTATCTCGTAACTTCTGGTGCTGAAGCGAATGGTGCGAGAGGCTTTCAAGTGGGAGCAACACTCACAACTGGAACTGACGAAGTTAAAAGTTTTGACACAGCAAACACTGTCAAGGCATCAGGCGGCGCAGCTAGAGAAAGTATTGATAGCATAAGAAAGACTGCACCTATCTATAATCAAGTTCGAGAAAGAGCAGTATCAGCATCAGATTATAAAAGTCTTATTCTTGCCGACAATCCTAGTGTTCAATCCTGTTCTGTTTGGGGAGGAGAAAATAACGATCCTCCTATATACGGAAAAGTTTTCATCTCGTTAGATCCTGTCGAAGGACAAATAATAACAGACGAGGTGAAAGACAGAATCATAAACACTTTGATTTCTCCACGAGCACCGGTTGCTATATTGCCAGAGTTTGTTGATCCTGAGTACACTTACATAGGGCTCAGAGTTGGTATCGTTTATGACTCTTCAAGAACATCGTTGACTTCAGGACAGATATCACAAGCGGCTAGTACCGCAATTACAAATTACTTTAGTACTGATCTCAATCAACTAAACAAAAACTTTTATTATTCTAGTGTACACAATGCAGTAAAATCTGTATCAAATTCTATAGTATCTGTGAACATAACTCCAACTTTGCAGAAAAGAATTACTGCATTGACAGGATTAAACAGCAACTATAATTTTACTTTTAATAGTAGAATTCAACCTAGAGAATTGCATAGTAACTGGGCCAATATTACTGTAACTGGAACTACATATAAAGTTAAATTCCAAGATACTCCTAATACAGGGGTTGTCCCTCCTGCTTATAATGGAACAGGTATTGTTTCTATTGTGGATACTAGTGGAACTAAAATTGCAAATGTAGGCACTATAGATTATAGCACTGGTGCAATATCTTTGAACGGCGTAACAGTAGTTTCTCTGTACGGAAATGATACTGAATTAAAATTCAGAACAAGGCCGCATGACGATTCAAAGGATATTGTTACTAGCACTCTAACAAGACAGTCTGATACATCGACTGCGGCAGTTGTTGCAAAGCCTGCTAAAAATACAATACTTACACTAGATGACAGCGTTGTTAATTCTGTTACTGGATCTAGAAAAGGCTTAGAAATAGTAGTATCTACAGAAGTCGAAGGCTATTAATGTCACATCAAATACCAGAGTTTTTAAAGTATGTTTCTAGCATCACTATTGAAAATGGTGGTTCCGGATACAGCGCAGAGTCAGCAACTCTTCCCACTATAACAATAACAGGAGGAGGAGGAACTGGCGCAACTGCGACAGCAAGTGTTCTTGGTGGTGTAATAACTACAGTAAACGTAACAAATATAGGCAGTGGCTATACTAGTGCTCCCACTGTAACTGTAACAGATTCAACTGGTGGAACTGGTGCGGTTTTAACTGCTGTGCTTGGTTTTGCTACTGGTACTCCTACTGAATATGAAGAACAAAGCTCTACAGGAATCAAGTACACTGTTCCTGAATTTATACGTGATGATTATACTCAATTTATTACTTTCATTGAAAAGTATTATGAGTATATGGATTCTGATGGAAATCCTGCTAATCTTCTTTTGAATAAAAACTATTCAGATATAGACGATATTAATGACGAAGAACTTAACAAAAGAGCATTAGAACTTGCTAAAGAGTTTCCTCAACTACTGCAAGCAGACAGAAAAACTTTACTCAAAAAAATAAAGAACATATACGAATCTAAAGGTTCTGTTAGATCGATTAAAGCATATTTTAAGCTAATTTATGACGAAGAAGTTGATGTATATTTTCCAAGTAAAAACATACTTCGGGCTTCTGACGGTATATGGATACAAGACAACTTCGTTTTTGCGACTGCTGGTTATGATAATTTCGATGTACAAAATTTAAATGGAACTATTGCAGATTTAATATATTATGAAACAATTGGATCTGTTACTATTCCTAGAACTGTTCCTATAACTATTCCTAGAGTTTCTAAAATAGCATATACTTCTCCTCAAGTATATGAGGTTCAGATAAAATTACCAGAAGGAATTACTTCTATTCCCGGACCGGGCGTGGGAGCAGAAGCCACTGCTACAATATCAGGCGGAACTGTAATAAGTGATGTGCCCGGTAAAAACCTGATTGCAGTATCTAATGGCGGGTTACAGTATACGGCAGCACCTTCTGTAGTATTATCTGGCGCAGGCTCTGGCACAGGCTTTGTAGGTAGAGCAGTTGTATCAGATGGAGTTGTCACTTCAATCGTTATAGAAAGTGGAGGAACTGGATATACTGATGGATCATATTCTCTTTCGTTTGATACTTCTAATGTACGAACAGTTATTGTTGATAGAGGAGCAACTGCTCAAGAAGAAAATGTAAGAGCTTATTTAGACAGATGCATCTCTTCTGTTTCTGCTGCTAAATATCCTGTTATTATTCCTGCCAGGGATATTGCTGTTGGCAGAGAATACAAAATTGTTACTACAGGTGA